TTGAAATGGTCAGGATCGATGACAAAATTAAAGAAGTCATTACTGAGATCAAACTGGCTGAAGCTGAAGTTGCTTACAAGCAAAATAGCGTTGAAGACGCTGCTCCACAAGTTTCTGTAGCTACTTAATCAAAAGCTACATCGTTGGAAAAATTCCACTCCACACTACAGGCTCTCTTGCACTCTACTGAAAACTAGTATATACTTTTGGCACTATACATAAATTAATATTCTGCATAGACGCAGTATAGTCGACGGCCTAGAGACTATGTAGAATTTAACTAGGAGAATAATCATGGCAAACACTACGTTTTCAGGACCGGTCATTTCTAAAAATGGCTTTGTAAATACAGGTCCTGGTATGACTGTTAGCTTAACAGCTGACACTACATTAACAGTCGCTACACACGCTGGCAAAATTTTACTTACAAATGATGCAGATGGTAAATTTACTTTACCTTCAATCAATGTAAATGCAAATGGCGCATCAGCAGGTGATAATGACGTTAATAACTTAAACAACATTGGTGCAACTTTTCATTTTTATGTGGAAACTGCTGCAACTGATATGGACATCTTAACTGATGGTACTGACAAATTTAAAGGTGGTATCATGGTAGCTGTAGATGACGGTTCTAAAAAAGCTTTCATTCCAGCTGCAACAAATGATGTTATAACTATGAATGGTTCTACACAAGGTGGAATCGTTGGTAGCGTAGTATCTTTTACAGCGATTGATACTGCTACATACTTAGTCCACAGTTCTTTACTGCTTGGATCAGGTACAATAGTAACACCTTACGCTGACGCGTAATAAATAATTAGTGTGGGGCTCCGGCCCCACATATTAATTTTAAGGAGATAAAATATGGCAACATCAGACCAACAGTTTTCTACAAGAACTTCTGACGGTAGATTTGGTAGAGCAACAGACGCTTCAGGTTCATATATTGGACCAGCTAGAATAACTTATATTCAAGTTGAAGGAGTGGCTAATAGTAATATCAAACTATATGATGGAACAGATAACTCAGGTGCTTTAGTATTCGAAGGTAATTGCGGAACTGAAGGACTAGACATTTATGTTCCAGGAAGCGGTATCAGATGTAGAACTGGAATATATTTAGATTTAACTAACACTACTTCAGTTACTATCGGCTACACTGGCTAGGAGTTTAAATGGCTAATACTACTTCGGGAACTACAACGTTCGACAAAACTTTTTCTATTGATGAAATTATAGAAGAATCTTTTGAACGTATTGGATTAAATTCAGTAGCTGGTTATCAAATGAAATCAGCTAGAAGATCTCTTAATATCTTATTTCAAGAATGGGGTAATAGAGGTATTCACTATTGGGAAATAGGTAGTACAAGTTTAGATTTAATCGAAGGACAAGCTGAGTATAAATTTTATAGAGCTGCTGCAGATGGTACAAGTGCCACTTCAAATCCAAACGGTATTTATGGAATATCCGATGTCCTTGAAGCACAATTAAGAGCTAATAGAACACAAACAACTCAATCTGATTCACCTATGACTAAAGTTGATAGATCAGCTTATGCAGGTTTTTCAAATAAACTTTCTAAAGGTACACCTAATCAATATTGGGTCCAAAGATTTATTGATTATACTAGTATTAGTATTTACCCTACACCTGATTCAACTAATGCATCTAAAGATATGCATTTTTATTACATAAAAAGAATTCAAGATGTTGGAGACTATACAAATGCAACAGATATTCCATTTAGATTTATTCCTTGTATGACTTCAGGTTTAGCTTTTTATTTAGCACAAAAATATGCACCACAATTAGTACAACAAATGAAATTATATTATGAAGATGAATTATCAAGAGCACTTGCAGAAGATGGTTCAGCTTCGAGTACATTTATTACACCTAAAGCTTATTACCCAGGAACTTAATGTCTAAGTACGCAACAGGAAAACATTCAAAAGCTATTTCAGATAGATCAGGACTTGAATTTCCATATAGAGAAATGGTTAGAGAATGGAACGGTTCTTTTGTTCATTATACAGAGTATGAACCTAAACAACCACAATTAGAACCAAAACCAACAGGTGGGGACGGTGTTGCATTATTAAATGTAAGACCAGATAGAACAGAGCCTATTACAACTGTAATGATTTCTAATAATGGTTTTGAAACTTATGAAGCAGGGTCTGGTATTATAAATGTTTTTTCCCCTGGACACGGTTTAACAAATGGAACGACTTATTTATTTAGAGGTCCACCAACAATTTCACCTGGTACAGGTACAGAGTCTAATCCTGTTTTTGCTTATGCAACTATTCCTAATTTTGATGGAATAACTGGTGCACAAATAGGACAGGGTTCAGGATATGCTATTACAACAGGAAAGTATAAAAATGATCTAAGAGATACAACAGACTATTCAGTAACTAATTTTTTCTATTTTACAGTTAACTCGGATACTGCTACAACAGGTAATATAAAAGGAGGAGGCTACGGTTGTTCCGTTGGGCCTGTAACGATAAGCGCATGATAAATAAAATTTGGAATTGGATAAAAAATATTTTTAAACCTGAGAGACAAGACCCTCATCTTGAAATTTATGAAGAAACTGCAAAACAAAAAAAGATACGTTCAAAATATAAAGGAGATAGTAAATAATGGCTGGTTTAAGTTATTCAGATTTAGTTACACAAATAAGAAATTATACTGAAACAGATTCAAATGTTTTAACAACCGCTATTTTAGAAAATATAATTTTAAATTCTCAGTACAGAATAATGAGAGATGTTCCTATTGATGCAGATAGAAAACAACAATCAGGTAGTTTAGTAACAGGTCAAGAGTCTATTAATGCTCCAGCAGGAGCTTTATTTATAAGAGGTATTCAAGTTTATGATTCAACATCCTCTATAGCAGGTGCTAATACTTGGTTAGAAAAAAAAGATGTAACTTATTTACAAGAATATGTATCATCAACAGAATCTGCAAAAAGAGGTAAACCTAAATACTATTCTATGTATGGAGGAGCAACAGGTAATACAGATACTACATCTGGAAGAATGTTTCTTGCCCCGGTCCCTGATTCAACATACAAATTCAGAGTGCATTATAACAAAATGCCAGCTACTTTAGAGTCTGGTAATGCTACTAACTATATTAGCTTAAACTTTCCAAATGGTTTATTATATTGTTGCTTATCAGAGACTTATGGTTTTTTAAAAGGTCCAATAGATATGTTGACACTATATGAAAATAAGTATAAACAAGAGGTACAGAAGTTTGCTAATGAGCAAGTTGGTAGAAGACGAAGAGATGACTACACAGATGGTGCTGTTCGTATACCAGTAAAATCAGCAAACCCGTAGGAGAATAAATTATGGCAATATCATCAGCAATTTGTACAAGTTTCAAACAAGAAATCTTAGTAGGTACTCACAATTTTACAGCAACAAGTGGAAACACTTTTAAAATAGCTTTATATACAAGTTCAGCATCACTAGGTGCAAGTACAACAGCTTATAGTGCAACAAATGAAATTACAAATGCATCAGGAACTGCTTATACTGCAGGCGGTGCAACTCTTACAAGTGTAACTCCTACAACTTCAGGAACTACAGCGATATGTGATTTTGCAGATGTTAGTTATACTTCAGCATCTTTTACAGCGAATGGTGCTTTAATTTATAATGACACAAATTCTGATAAAGCTTGTGCAGTTATCGCTTTTGGTAGTGATAAAACTGTAACTAGTGGAACTTTCACTATTCAATTTCCAACAGCAGACGCAAGTAACGCAATCATTCGTATAGCGTAAGGAGGAAGTCCTTATGGCTACATCAATTTGGGGCGGAGATGATCCCTCAGTAGCATGGAATGAAAATTCATGGCAATCTAATCTTGCAACAGTTATATTAACAGGAGTTTCAACAACAACATCAGTCGGATCTATAGATGCTTTTAATACAGCAGGATGGGGATCGGATGCTTGGGGTGAAGATGGTTGGGATGGAACTTTTACAGTAGTTTTAACAAGTGCAGGTGTTGCAACAACAGCTGTTGGTTCTGTAGAAGTAGATGCAGAAATAGGTTCTGGTTGGGGCCGAGGTGAATGGAACAACAACGAAGGTTGGGGTATTCAAGGAACTGTAATACTTGAAAGTTTATCTGCAACTGTATCTTTAGGTTCTGTAACAACTGCTGATGTAATGGGACTAACAGGAGTTTCTGCAACAGCTAGTATTGGATCAGTTACAATGATCGGTAACGTAGTTGTGACTCCAACAGGAATTTCTGCAACAACAAATTTAGGATCAGTTACTGTTGCTGATGTAATGGGACTAACAGGAGTTTCTGCAACAGTAAGTGTAGGATCTATTTCTCCTGCAGATGTTATGGGAGTATCTACAGCAGGAGTTGGAACAACAGCTATTGGAGATGTTGGTGTTACTTCAAACCCTACTATTTTACCAACAGGAGTTTCTGCAACAGTAAGTGTAGGATCTATTTCTCCTGCAGATGTTATGGGATTAACAGGAGTTTCTGCAACAGCTTCAGTAGGAAGTTTAAGTCCTCCTGTTGTAATGGGGTTAACAGGAATTTCTGCAACAATAAGTGTCGGAGACTTATTTATTCAGGCATATCAAGATGTTGACACAGGTTCAAATACATCGTATACAAGTGTTGCAACAGGATCAAATACAAGTTATAGTGACGTTGCATAATTAGGAGATTACATGGCATCAACATACACACCTTTAGGAGTTGAACTACAAGCAACCGGAGAAAATGCCGGAACTTGGGGAACAAAAACTAACACTAATTTACAAGTTTTCGAACAAATTTCAGGGGGATACTCTGCACAATCAATAGCAGGTGGAGCACAAACAACTGAATTAACAGTTTCTGATGGATCAACTGGTGCTGTTTTAGCTCACAGAATGGTTGAGTTCACTGGTACAATTACAGGAAATCAAATTGTTACAATTCCATTAGATGTACAAAACTTTTATTTTTTAAGAAATACAACATCAGGTGCATACACAGTACAATTTAAATATGCTTCTGGTTCAGGAGATTCATTTACTTTTTCAGCAACAGACAAAGGTGATCAAATTGTTTTCGCAACAGCAAACGATGGAACTAATCCTGATATAGATACACTATCAATTGGAACTGGTATATCAAGTGTAGCTGCAGATACATCACCACAATTAGGTGGAAACTTAGATGTTAATGGAAACGATATTGTTTCAACTTCAAATGCAGATATTGATATTATACCAAATGGAACTGGTGATGTTGTTCTTTCAGCAGATACAGTAAAAGTTGGAGATAGTGGTGCAGCCGCTACTCTTACATCAAATGGAGCAGGAGCATTAACTGTTACTACTGGAGGCGCCGCAGATCTAGTTTTAAATACAAATAGCGGAACAAACTCTGGAACTGTTACTATTACAGATGCTGCTAATGGAGATATTACTGTAGCACCAAATGGTACAGGTAGAGCAAAAGTAACTAATGCAACATCAAGTTCAACACAAACTGTAACTACGGATGGAAAAGGACTTGTCTTCTCCATGGTTTTCGGGTATTAATATCAAAGGAGAATAAAAAATGGCAACACCAAATTTAGTAAATATAGCAACGATCACACCTAAGAATGCTATGGGTAGTTTAGGGGATACTAACAGAACTACTATGATCGATGTTCCTGCAGAAACTGCAGTAAGAATAGACACAATATTATTAGCAAACATTGACGGAGCTAATGCTGCAGACGTAACAGTAGAAATTAGTGATGACAATGGTGTAACTTATTATAAAATCGCAAGTACAATTTCTGTACCTGCAGATTCAACATTAGATTTAATTAGCAGACCTATCTATTTAGATGAAACAGATCTTATAGCTGTAACAGCTGGTGCTGCCAGTGACATAGCTTTTCATGTTTCTTATGTAGAAATGGTAGACTAATAGGAGGATAATTTAAATGCCAAAAATAATTAAGCCAGTAGGAAAAAGTAGTTTTACATCAGCAACAATTTCTGTTGATGGTGATGGTAGAATTTTTTCTGCAGCTTCAGGATCAGCAGGTGCACAAGGTTATCAACCAAAAGAATTAAAATATGGTTCTCACAGTTACAGCTATTCAGCAATAGACCAAAACGCTACAAAAGCAGCAGGGTTAATTTCTGGTGGTGGTGGCGGAGGAGGAAACTCAAACCAAAACGCAACAGGAAGACCAGGCGGTCACGGATTTTTTGGTGTATGGGCAGTAGACGTTGCTCCAGGAGTTTTAAATGGAACAGCGATTCAAATTGGTGCTGGCGGTACTGGTGCAACTAATCCAAGTCAAGGGCAAGCCGGTGGAACAACTAATTTTGGTAATATAATAAATGCAGGAGGTGGTACTGGTGGAGCTAGTCCTCACAGTCCCGATCAACCAAGACCTGCTGCTGGAAGTACAAATACACCTAATGTATTTAATTATAGCACATCAGATTTTGCTAACACAACTAACATTGCACCTCCCTCACCTGGATCAGGTGGTACAGGACCGGGTACAAGTAATGGACCTCAAGCACCTTTAACTCGATTTACCTTAGGCGGTAGAGGTGGTGGTGGAGCTTCAAGTAATGGAAATGGCGGGGATGGATACATATACATTTTCGAACAGGTAACATAGGATAAAAGATGCCAAATATATATTTTAGAGGAAATACAAATGAAATTTGGAGAATATCAAAAGATGATTCTGATGGAGAATCAATCGTAGCCAACTCTGGAGAGACGTTAGTTAAAAAAAATTTTTCACAATCTGATTTTGATTTAATAGTTGCACAAACAAAAAGATTTGATGAAAGTCTAACTCAAGACAATATTGTTCTTGTAGATACAGAACAACCAACTAGATCTATACTTGAATTTAAACAAGATTTTGAAAACGAAATAAATGCTTTTGATAAATTTTTAGAAGGTACTAAAACCTCAACTATGAGAGATAGACTTGCAGCTTATAGAGCACGTTTAAGTGCAGCTTTGAGCCATGCAATGTTATCAGAAAATGAAACTTTTTCAGTACATTGTTCAAAATACACCTCTGATTTAAATCCTGGAGAAGAAGTATTTCATATGTTGCAAGTTTGTGATTAAATGATATATTAATATCTTTATGAAAGATATTCAATTTGTTGCTCCCGACATTTATCTAAAAAATTTTGAAGACAGACCTCAACTCTCTAATAATTTTTTACCTGATTGGTATAAAAAACTTAAACATCACCCTAACAGAACCACTATAAAAGGATGTAAACCTTTTGCAGATTCAATGACCACTGGGTATATGCTAACTACACCTCAAGAGTTTTATCTTGAAATAACTGAAGTAGAGAAAGGTAAATTAGAAATATATGTAAAATCTTCTTTTGAAGATTTTTCTAATGACCCAAGGTTTAGTGAAATAAATATAAACGCTAATATGGGACGTCAGATACACCCTCCTCGTCAATTTGAAGGTTCACCACAATTAAAAAAAAATTTTAATTTCCCTGGTATGAAATTTCATAACCCTTGGAAAATATATACTCCTTCTGGCTATTCTTGTTTATTTACTCCACCTATAAATAGAGTTGATGATAGGTTTGAAATCATTAGTGGTATAGTAGATACGGATGCTTATAAAGAATATATTAACTTTCCTTTTATTTTAAAAAAAGACTATCTTTTAAAACAAGTTAAAAACGGAAAGTATTTTTCTATTATTAAAAAAGGAACTCCATATTGTCAAATTATTCCTTTTAAAAGAGAGAGTTGGAAAATGAAAATAGAAGAAGGAGAACCTACTGTTTCTAGTAGTCTTCTTACAGAAAAATTTAATTATTATAGTAATAAAATCTGGAACCGAAAAAGTTATAAATAATTATTCTTTAGTTAAATCAATTTTAGTGTTTTCGTCACTTAATCTGTTCTGATATTTTTCAGGAAGGTTCGTATTAAATGTAATAATTGTGTGTACAAAAGAGTCAATAAAACTTTTTGATGTATCAAAATTTAAAAAAACTTCTCCTTTAAAAAATATTTTAAGTCTTTCTTTCCAAGAAAAATCAAATTTAATATTACCTGGTTTTAGTTGTCTAATTTGCATACCTTGTTATATACTATATCTTTAAATTGTTCAATCTATCGTACATTCCAACTTCTCCTCTAAACCATGTGTTAAAAGATAAAGTAGTTCTTACTTTTTTACTTGGATTGGCAAGTACATCATGAGATAATTGAGAAGGAAAAATAATTAAATTACCTTGCTCTGCTTTTACAGTTAGTATTTCTTCTAAATAACAAGTTTCTTTTTCTTTTTCAAAAACAACTTGTTGCATGTCTTTGTTTGGACTATGAAAACGAGTTTCAGTATGCTCTCCGGTTATATAATATACTCCGCTATAAATACTATTAGGGTGTCGATGTAAGTGATGTCCTTCTCCAGGTTTACTCATTGTAAGCCACGATTGAGTTATATATAGTTCTATTCTTTTATCGTAACCTATTATATTGTGATGAAAGTTTTTTACATTATCTAATATAAACTTTTTTAGATTTTTTAAATTTTCTTGCTCTAGCCACATTTTATTTTTACTTGTATGATTTAATAAATTTTCAAGCGCTGCTACATTTTTAAAAGATTCTTTTTCATTATCATCCATTACGTATTTATCATCTGCTAAATATACAGGTTGTGAAAATAATTCTAATACTTTTGCCATAATTAAAAACCCCAAGTTACAAATGAATAACGTGTTCCTTCTCTAATATTATTTACTCTATGAGGATATAAAAAATTACTTGGAAATAATAAAATATCTCCTTGTTTTAATTCTACTTTATATTCTTTGTTAAACATAAACTCTCCCCCTTTATAGTCATCATTTAACAATCCTACAACAGAAATAATTGGAATACCTTTATGCACTCCATCAAATATAGAATGAATATGATCAATATGACTATTCATATTAGTGCCTGTTACATACTTATTAAATCTTATTTCACTAAAAGATTTAATCCAAGAATAGTCCCCAACGTGTTTTTTTCTATATTCCCTGCAACATTCAATAACTAATTTTTGTAAAGGAACTCCTTCTTCTTTTGCGGACATAACTTCTAACTCTTCTTTATCTCTAGAACCTACTTCTTTTCCCGTTGTATCTGACCACGTGTGGGCTGACCATTCTCTTTGATTTAGTGAGCATATTAAATTATTACAAAAATCTTTATCCAAAACATTTTGGACTTCTATGTAATCATAAATTTGTTTCATATTGATTCCTTAATAACTTGGTCATGATCTATATATTCTTTTGAAAAACTAAACAACTCTTCGTGTTCCATTTCTGCAAAACTTTTTAAAACAGGAGAGGCGTTTAATTCTTTTTTAATATTCTCTGTATTAAACAAACCTAAAGCATGAAATAAAATTACCCAATTAGGAGCTTTAAACATATGCCAGCCCATATTAAAATCAGTATTTCTAATCATTCTTATTTTTGCAATTTCCATTAGTTCTTGTACACCCTCCATTATGGGCAAGTTTTGCACATCTTTCCAAAATTCAGTATCTTGTCTTTTTGTAAGATAATGTGCGTGTACAAATTCCATTAGATTTTCATATAAATATTCAGTGTGTTTATTAAAAGATTTTTTGTCTAAAGAAGGCAAAAATTGATTTAAACAAAAAGCTTGCTGTATAGTGCTTCCAATTGAAGTCGCTTCTAAAGGTTCAACAAATCCAGCGGACACTCCTATTGCTACAACATTTTTATACCAAAATGTTTTTACTCTACCTGCTTGAAATTTAAATGATTTTGCTATTTTTATCTTGTCACCATATAATTTTTGTATTTCTTCTAGTGCTTTATCCTCTGTTATATGACTTGAACTATAAACATATCCATTACCTAATCTATCTTGAGTAGGTGTTTTCCAATGCCAACCACTATTCATGGTTCTTGACAGAGTCCAAGCATTTCGTTTTTCTTCTTTTGGAGAAGGAAAAGCAAATGCACTATCTACAGGTAAATATTTTTGATAAGAAATATAAGGGACCTTTAAATGTTTTTTTAATAAGAATCCAAAAAACCCACTACAATCAATAAATAAATCAGCGTCATAATTTTGTTTCTGTCCTACTAAATGTTTTATCTCACCTAAATCGTTTTTAATAGCATCTTTAATATCATCTTCAATAATGTTTATATTTTTCTCTATACATACTTTATTTAAAAAAGTATTTAATTTAAAAGTATCAAAATGAAATTGAAGAACTAAATTACTATAATCTTGTTTTATGAATTTATTATCATAAAAATTTTGATAACACATATATTTTGCATTAATGTTTCTGGCTATTAAATTTGCATACAGATATAGGTAATCTCCAGCTTCTTTACTAAAATCTCCATTAACAGAATGAAGGAAAGGTTCTTTGGTCCAACCTTCAAACATAACACCTGATTTTAATGTAGCTCCAGTTTCTTTAAGTAAGTCTTTAAATTTAATCCCTACATAATTTGTAAACTCAGACCAATGTTCTGTGGACCCTTCTCCAACTCCTATGATACCTATTTTATCAGATTTAATAATATTTATATTATAATTAGGAAATTTTGTTTTTAAAATTAAAGCCGTTACTAACCCTGAAGTTCCAGCTCCTAAGATATTTATCTTCATACTTTTTTACTAAAGTCTAGATTATCCCATTTTTTTATTTGATCCATATTAAAAGCTAAACTGTATCTTTTATCTAAATCAGAACGGTTTACAAAATGTAGGAGGATAGGGTCAAATAAAATATATCTACCTTTGATTGGATTAATTACTTTTTTTATTTCTTCAAAACTTGTTCCTGGGCCACCGGTTGTAAGATATAATAGTCCACAAAAAGCAGAAGTTTGTATATGAGCATGATTATGTGTTGAATCTCCTTTATTCATTAACACTCCCCATGAATTTTCAATAATAAAAGAATGCTTATAAATCTTTTTAATATCTGATTGAATCGATTTTAAAAAAAGGTGGAAGTCAGGATCTCCATTAAACCTTTTAAAAGAAGTCATATGTGGGACATTTGTTTTAAAACTTAATGTTGGATCAATATTGTATTTTATTTTTTCTATTAAACGATCACATAATTCCATATCTGTTATGTCACCAGAAACAATCTTGACTGTTTTTTCTATTTTAAATTCTAAATCTTGCATTATACGTAGTTAATATTAATATTTAAACGCAAGTGTTTATCGGTACACGTTGTGCTTTGATGTAGTTTGCTAGTATCAAAAAATACGGCCCTATTTTCAATACTTTCAATCTTAGTTCCGTCTTCTAGAATAGTATATCCATTGTTATTATTAATATGAAATATTAATCCTTTATGAGGAAAAGGATAATCTTGATGTTTTGCATGAGTATATTGAGTTTCAGTAGATGGATAACAATTTACTTTTGCTCTAATTATAGATGTGTGATCGATTCTAGTCATAATAGGTGTCAATAGCTTTTCAAAAAAATTACTTCGTATAGTATTTTCAAAATATAAAAAATGAACAAAATGATAGAGATCATCCTTTTTTAAAGATCCATTGCCTTTTTTATAAAAATAAGACAGCTCAAAGGTTATGATTTTTTGTACTTCTTTAAAAATATCCAGAGGAAGGAAATTTTCGACTATTTTATATTTATTGACCGCAGTAGCTTTCTTCATTATAATGAGGAATATTAACATAAAAAAGACTATCATGCTACAAAAAATTGGATTCCAACCAGGCATCAATAAACAAATATCAGAAACTACTGCTGAAGGACAATGGGTAGATTGTGATAATGTACGTTTTAGATATGGCACACCTGAAAAAATAGGTGGATGGAAACAGTTAGGAACAGATGATCTAACTGGAGCAGCCAGAGGACTACATCATTTTGTAAACAGCTTAGGTAGAAAGTACGCAATCATAGGTACAAACAGTATTTTATATGCATATTCAGGTGGAGTATTCTACGACATACACCCCATAGATACTACAACTACTCTTAGTAATGCTTTCAGCACAACTAATGGATCTCCCACTGTTACTATAACTTTTCCTTCTGCACATAATATGACAGATAATGATATTATTCTTTTAGATAATTTTACAACAATAACTAATTCTAATTTTAGTGCATCAGATTTTGACGATAAAAAATTTATGGTAACATCGGTGCCTTCTACAACAACTATAACAATTACAATGCCATCAAATGAAACAGGTAGTGGTGCAACCACATCTGGAGGTATTAGAATTCAACATTATTATACAGTAGGTCCATCTGTTCAAGGAAAAGGTTTTGGTTTTGGTTTAGGTTCTTGGAGTGGTCCTGCTGCAGGAGCAGTAACAACAACTTTAGATGGAGCAATCAACGCTGCAGTAACTAGTATTACACTATCAGATGCTTCACAGTTTCCAGACAGTGGAACTAATTTTATTATAATAGGTTCAGAAGAAATTTCATACACAGGAGTTAGTAGTAATACTTTAACAGGGTGTACTAGAGGTGTAGCAGGAACAACAGCAGCATCTCACAGTGATGGAGATACAGTTACAAACTCAACTGACTATGTTGCATGGGGAGAAGCAGCGTCAGGAGATTTAATTGTTGAACCGGGTATGTGGTCATTAGATAACTTTGGAGACAAAGCTATTTGTTTAATTCACAACAACGCTTGTTTTGAATGGGACTCTTCTTCATCAAATGCAACAGCAACTAGAGCTACAATTATATCAGGTGCACCAACATCTTCACGTCATATGTTAGTATCTACTCCTGATAGACACTTAGTATTTTTTGGAACAGAAACAACTATTGGTGATCCATTAACACAAGATGAAATGTTTATTAGATTCTCGGACCAAGAGGATATTAATACTTATACACCTACAGCAACCAATACAGCTGGTACACAGAGACTGGCCGACGGATCACGGATCATGGGAGCTATTAGAGGTAGAGATGCAATTTATGTTTGGACTGATACTGCATTGTTCACTCAACGTTTTGTTGGTCAACCATTTACTTTTGCCTTTGCACAAGTTGGGACCAACTGTGGACTTGTAGGACAGAATGCTTGTGTTGAAGTTGATGGTGCTGCGTACTGGATGTCAGAAAATGGTTTCTTTAGATTTGCTGGTAGACTAGAGTCTTTACCTTGTTTAGTAGAGGACTATGTTTATGATGATATAAATATAGAGTCAGGTAATCAAATGATATCTGCTGGATTAAATAATTTGTTTGGTGAAGTAATATGGTTTTACCCAACGTCTTCCTCAGCTGTTGTAAATAGAATGGTTTCATATAATTATTTTGATTCTTCTCCTCAAAGACCTGTATGGGCAAATGGATCTTTATCTAGAACTATGTGGAAAGACTCAGCAGTTTTTGGTAGTCCACATGCAACAGAATACGATGCAGGCACTGATAGTTCTTTTGATGTAGTTGGAAACACAGAAGGTATGACAACTTATTATGAACACGAAATTGGAACTGATCAAAATAAAAACGGAGTAATCACTGCAGTTACTGCAAACATTTCGTCAGGAGATTTTGATATAACACAAGCAAGATCTGCTCAAGGAACTCAAACAGGTATTGCAACTTTTAAAGGAGATGGTGAATATTTAATGAAAATAAGAAGATTTGTACCTGACTTCATATCACAAACAGGAACTACTAGAGTTACATTACAATTAAAAAACTATCCTAATGATTCACAAACTGGTTCACCACTTGGACCTTTTGATATAACAACCTCTACTACAAAAGTAGACACACGTGCAAGAGCAAGATCAATTGCTATGAAAATAGAAAACACAGCAGCTAGTCAAAGTTGGAAACTAGGTACTTTTAGATTAGATACACAACCGGATGGTAGAAGATAATGGCAAAAATTGTACAAGTAATTACAAGACCTGAACGAGATTATACTATAGAAACAGCAGAAGCTCAAGTAAGAGATCTTGATGCAATTGTAGAAAAACTAAACTCAACGTTTCAAGCAGACTTAAAAGATGAGATTGATGCGTTTAACTTTTTTGTAAACTAATATGGCAAATCAATATAAATTTATAGGTATAGATAATAGTACAACAGGTGGAGCACTTACACCATTAGGATCTGGTAATCCTTTAGTAAGTGAAACATATGTTATTAAATCTATACTTGTTACATCAGCAGGTACACCTACAGTCACAATTACAAACAACAGTATTACAGCTTTAAAATCTGCAGCTTTAACTGCAAACGTTACAACAGAATTATTAACTCAACCGCTAATAGTAGAAGGTGGTAAGTCTTTTACAGTGTTATCAAGCACATCAGATTCCTTTGATGTAGCTATTAGCTATCTAAACATTAAGAAAGAGGTAACAACATAATGCTAGAACTACGACCAGATACGATAATAGAAAAAATAACTAACAAAAAAACAGGCGAAGAATACAAGAATGACAAGGAATGGAGAGATAAAGGTATATCTCCAGAAGATATTAGAAGAGATGTAACTCTTTTAATGCCTAGTCTTGATATTTTCGGAAAAACAAAATAGAATAGTAAAATGGCCATAACAAACGCACAGCAATACAAACAATTACTAGCACAAGGTGGACGTATAGGACTCAAAGGTGGAGCGGATGCTTCTACATTTAATTCAAAAAGAGAGAAACGAATTACACCAAACGTTACTGCTGGTGGCGCTAGTTTCAACAAAATGGAACCAGGTCCTACTAAAAAACAGCGAAGAGATGAAGCTATAAAGATGCAAGGTGGTAACGCCGATATAAATAAATTTATAGCAACAAGAAACTATCCTAAAATGAAATTGGGAGTATTTGATATACTTACTGATGGCAAAGCTACTAAAAAATTTGTAGATTTTTCTTCAGCAATAAACAGACCTTATTTTATTAACGAAGTAATTAGAGCAGGTAGAATCCCTGGTTTAAATTATGGAACTCTTGCTGATATGTCTCAAGACGAATTAGAAGAACACTATAAAGAATATAATAGAGCTAGATTAAGTAATGAAATAGATGCTTACGGTAATCCTATAATGGGTGGGGATGGAATGTATAGTGATGGTGCTGTTCTTCCTAAAGAAGGTATCCTGACTGCTGATGCAGCGGATGCTATAGACCCAATAGAAGATGAAGATCAAATTAATTACAGACTCTTAGCTGATGGTGGTAGAGCTGCGTTTGCAGATGGTTCTACGTATGACGAAGCTGGATTAAATGAAGTCAAGTCTACTAAACAAGACAGAATGATAATAGGAGGACAAGGAGATGACGAACCAAAAGGTTTTATAAAACCAAAAGGTCCACCTATGGGACAAGGTAGCGACAAAATTAGAAATAACCCAAATTTATTTGGAAATATGAGACTAGCTAATAATAATCTTTTTGATAAAAAAATGTTAGAGCAGTTAGGATTAATAAATGATGAAAATGAGGATATGAAAGTGGCAGGACTTAACCAAGAGCAAGTTGATTACTTAAATCAAGTAGGTAATAAAGTTATAAACGTATCTCCTGAAGGAGGAAGTCTTTTTACTTATGACAGTCCAACAAATATAAAAAAACAAATAGAAAAATTAAATCCAGAATCAGATAGTTTATGGTTTACAGGTTTTAGTTTTGACCCAGATAAAATTGTAGAGGGAGATAAAGGCACATATGCCACTGATCAAGATGTAAAAAACTATATGAAAAGTAATTTTCCAAAATTAACAACAGATGGTAGAAAAATAGGATTAGCAGAAGGTGGCATGCCTTACGAAGGTGGGATCATGGATCTTGAAACATCAAGACAACAATATGGTCTAGGTAAACTTGTTAGAAAAATTACACGTGGTGTTAAGAAGATAGCTAAGTCTCCAATAGGTAAAGCTGCATTAGCTTTTGGTGCATATAAATTGGGTGGTGCATTTTTAAAAAATAAAGGAATTATGGGTTCAATATTTGGTCAAGCAGGATCAAGAGTTGGACAATCTTTTGTCCCTTTCAAAGAAGGGTTTCTTCCTTCATTAGGTTTAACAAAAGGTGGTGGGTCTATGATGCCAACAGCTTTAGGTGGCATAGGTTTAACATCATTAGCATCATATTTCATGACACCTGAAGAAGAGGATAATGATGAAATATTATATGCTGGAGCAGACCTAAGTGCTAGTCCTAAATATATTATGGCAAATAATCGTGATTTTACTAATACAAGACTTTTAGCTGAAGGTGGATCTACAGAAGAAAAAGAACCGGTAGCTAAAAAGACTATGCCTCTATTAGATATGGATGGTCAAGAAATGGATTTAAGAGCTGAAGGTGGATTTGTACCATTAGGTAGAATGGAAAAAGCAGATGACGTACCTGCAAGACTATCTAAGAATGAATTTGTATTTACGGCTGAGGCTGTAAGAAATGCAGGTGAAGGAGATGTAGACAAAGGCGCAGAAGTTATGTATAACATGATGAAGAACTTAGAATCCGGAGGTGAAGTTTCAGAAGAATCTCAAGGGTTGGAAGGCGCTAGAGAAATGTTTCAAACATCACAAAGATTAGAGGAAGTAATATAATGGCCGTAACAGAACAAGTATCAAGACCAGCACCTTTTGTAGAAAAACTAGGAACTAACTTAGCAGAAAATGTATTAGCCCAACAAGGTGTACCCATTGTATCATCAGGTATTGCAGGCTTAACACAATTTGCTGGTGAAGATCCAGCAGCTTTTGCAGCAAGACAAAAAGCTGGACAAGCTTTTGATATTAGAAAACAAAATTTAGCAGGCCTTGCACCACAAGTTGCAGGTCAAGATGCATTACAAGGAACGGCACAAACATTAGCACAACAAAATGCAGGAATAGATCCAACTACTGGACAAAAAACTGGACTAGCTTCTTTTGAACCATTTTTACAAACAGCAGGTCAACAAGCACAAGTTGCTGCTGGATTAGGAACACAGGCTCTTGGACAATTACAAACAGCAGGATCTACTTTTGGTGCAATACCAACAGGTCCAATGACAACTGCACAAACACAACAATATATGTCACCATATCAATCACAAGTGATTGATGCATCACTTGCAGAATTTGATCGTAATAAACAAATACAAGAACAACAGATCAAAGATCAACAAACCGCTTTGGGTGCGCTCGGCAGTGGTCGAGCGGGAGTGCAACTCGCTGAGTTTGGCACAGGGGCAGCGAGAGAACGAGCTTTATTACAAGCTGGTCTCTTACAGCAAGGTTTTGGACAAGCTCAAGCTGCAAGACAGCAAGACATCCAAAACAGGTTTAACTTAGGACAAGCACAACAAGGTATCGCTGGAGCAACTCAAAATTTAGGTGCATTCCAATCAGGACTTGCTGGTCAACAAGCAGGACTTGGAGCACAAACTCAATCATTACAAGGAACAGATATTTCACGTTTAGGTCAGTTGGGCGCACTGAACCAAGCGCAAACACAAGCAGGACTTGATGCAACTAGAGAAGCTACAAGACAAGCAGCATTTCAACCACAAGAACAATTAGATAGATACACTAATCAAGTAACAGGAATTATGGGTGGTTATCCAGGTCAAACAGTTTCAACTAATGTACCTAACCCTACACCATTACAAACTGCACTAGGTGTTGGTACAACACTTGCTGGTGTATACGGTGGATTAACAGGTAAATTAACAGGAAACTTTAATTTTAATAAACAATCAAGTGTTTAATTATGAATAGAACTTTAAAAAGACCAATGTTTAGAATGGGTGGATCAACAGGAACTGGTATTACATCAGGACTAGATCAACCAAGAAAACAATACAATCAAGGATCTAATCCTTATAACATGGGAAACTTTGCTCCTGGAACAGGTGCAGGTTTCTTAACTCAATTTGGTTTAGATCTAGTATCAAGACCACCACAAGGAAACATATTTCAAACGATGGCAACATCAGCTAAACAACCTTTTCAAGATTTTCAAGCAGCACAATTTGCAAAAGGTCAAAAAATGGGTGAAAGAGATTTTTTAAGAAGTGAAAGATTAGAAGGTCAAGAATTTGATAAGTCACAACTAGCAGCTAAATTATCTTCTGATGAAAAAATTGCAGGTATGAGAACTAATAAAGATGATGTTTTATATAACGTATCTTTAGAATCATTTTTAGAAAACCTACCTCCAATGGTAGCTGAAAGAGCAGCAAAATTTAACACTGAAATGGCAGATGTTTTAAGAGAATCTGTAGGTGGTCAAAAATATGGTGGAGTATTAGAAATTGATATTAGAGATCCTGAACAAGGAAAAATTATAAAAAAACAAAAAAACAGATTTGACAACAAAATCTTTTACGATCCATATGAAGACAACTACAAATACATAGTAGTAAAAAATGGTGTAATTTCTTTTGATGAATTTTCAACAATACCAGAAATTAAATTCCCAGACTTTACAGCTTCACAACCAGAGAAAATAGATAGATCAGTACCAGAGTTTGGTTTAACATCGGATCAACCATAGGTCTATAAATGGCTCTACAACCATTATACCCGGCAGAAGAAAATAACGAAGTATCATGGTATACTTCTGGACTTGCAGGTATTGCATCCGGTGGTATTAAAGTTGTTGAAGGAGCATTCTCATTAGGCGCTGAATTAATTGATTTAGGTTTTGATACTAACTCTGCTGCACAAGTAGAAATGTTTTTTGATAAACTAAATCCACTAGAAGAATACGCAGAACAAAGTGGTATAGGTAAACTGACACAAGCTTTAGTTCAAATAGGTGTGCCAGGTACAGCAGGTTTTAAACTAGGAAGTAAGTTAGCCAAGAAATATTTTGATTCAAAAAAAGCTGGACTATTGGTTAGTGCCGGTTCTAAAAATATAACTAAACAAAAACAAATAGCAGATAGATTAAATAAACAAACAGGCTACGCTAGATTTGGTGTAGGTGCTGTAGGTGGAGCTGCGGGTGAAGCATTTGTAGCAGACGTTGAAGAGATAGGATCTTTCGGAGATATGTTTGATAGAGGACCTACTCAACTAGATGTATTCGCTTTAGATGGTGGAAGAGAAGACGCTACTAGAAAACTAATGAATAGATTAAAGTTTGGTAGTGAGTCTTTATTACTTACTCCATTTGTAGCGGGTGTTGGTAAAGGAGCCAAGGCTCTTGCAACACGGGGCAAGGACCTTGCATATAGTAATTATAAACTAGAAAGATACTTAGGTAAGTTTGCACAAGCATTCACACCTGAAGGAGCAATGACAAAAGAAGTTTTTGGTTCTCAAAAAGTAATGGAAGGTTTTAGATCTGCAGACGTAAATAGAGCAACAGAACTTATAAGAAAATTAGATACTAATCTAAGTAAAGCATTTCCACAAATGCAATCAATATTAGATAGATCACTAACTAAAAAAGAAAAAGATGAATTTCTTAAAGAAATAAATGAGTTAATGTTTGATGGAGATTTAACTAAATTAGTAGATGGTAAAAGATCAGATGCATTTGTTAAAGTTTTAAAAGACAAAGGTGTAGATCAAAAAGTAATTGATTCAATTACAGGGACGGTTGATGAAGCTAGAAGCACAATAGGAAATTTAATTAAAACTACAAATAACTATAACTCAAAAGAATTAAAAGATATTTTACAAGACAGGATAAAAGGCTTAACTGAAAACACTTATAAAATTTTTGAAACTACACCTGTGTTAGGTGTATTTGGTAGATACAGACCTACTGATGATTCTATGGTAGAAGCTATAGATTTTTTTAGACAACAAATTGCAGGCACTAACAAAGACAAAACATTTAAATTAGATAGTGATACTTACTACGAAGAAGCTAAAAATATTGTAGAGCGAATAATAGAAGATGGTATCAAAGCTAAGAAGACTGGTAGAGGTTTAGCAGATCCAAATTATGTATCTAAAACTTTAACAGATTTACCTGGAGGAAAATTTGTAGATGAAATTATAGAAAGAACAGGTGCACCACCACCAGTTATTAAAAAACTATTGGGTGAAATGAAAGACCCAAGATATTCTATGTTTAATGCAATCACAGAGCTATCCGGTATAGCTAGATCAAGTGCAATGTTTAAAGAAATGTTTGACACCAACGTTGCAGCACAAGCACAAGGAGCTAGAGGTAGTTTTTGGGATTCAATAGAAGCTGCAAAAGCAGCAACAAACAGTCAAGCAAAAATTGTAAGAGTTGACGATGCACTAGCAGGTATGTCAGAGTTTAAAGCAGGGAAAGCAAGCAATCCTTTAGGTGGTATGTTTACTACAGCGGACACAGCAGAAGCGTTAAAACGTATGAATGGTTTAACAGAGGGTGCTTTTACAGCAGCTGTCAGAGGGAGAGAGGGAGCAAATGTAGCAGAAAAAGGTGCAAGTTTTTTATATAGAAATTTATTATTATTTCCAAAAGCTACAGCGCAGTTAGCAAAAACAGTTTTATCTATACCTACTCACTTACGTAACATAATTAGTGCAGGTGCATTCGCCGGTGCTAATGGTATCTTGTTTGAAGGTTTTATGAACCCAAAACTATTGGGTGACTCGTTTAGAAAAGGTTGGCAGATATCTGGGGTTAACCCGTTTAAACCTTCAAGATTTAATGATGAAGGTTTTGAAAAAGCCTATAGAGAATTATTAGAGTTAGGTGTTGTGAATTCACAAGTGCAAATAGGAGATTTAAAAAATCTAATGAGAGATGTAGGTTTCGGTGATAAAATTATGGATCTTGATGCAATTGTAAATCCAATGCTTAACAAACTTAAAAAAGTTCCCGCATACTTACAAGGTAAATATGTTGCAGAAGATGACTTTTGGAAAATTACAAACTACTTTGTAGAATTAAACAGAAGACAAGATGCATTAGTAAAAGATGGTATAAGAAGAGGTGTTAAAGTTGATCCAAACAACGCAGAGTTTTTAGCTAAACTTAAAACAGAAACAGCTGACATTGTTAAGAATACAGTTCCAAATTATAATTATGTAGGAGACTTTGTTAGAACAGCAAGAAACTTACCAATTGGTAACTTTATGTCTTTCCCATCTGAAATGTTAAGAACAACTACAAACATTGGTGGCCAAGCATTAAAAGAAATGAGACACTCTAAACCAACTATTGGAACTAACATAGCACCGTACGTACTTGATGCTGCTACAGGAACAATGGTTAAGAATGATAATCCATTCTATAGAATAGGGGCAACTAGAGCTGCTGGTATGGCTTTTACACTAGGTGCAGTACCTGCAGCATTAGTAGAAGGATCTAAAGCATTATACAATGTATCAAAAGATGAACTGGATGCTTTACGTCAATTCGTTCCTGATTGGTCTAGAAACTCTACACTCATACCAATGAGAGATGAAAAAACTGGTGAATTAAAATATATAGATTTTAGTCATAGTAATGCATACGATGTAGTTGCAAAACCTTTTAGAACTTTACTTAATGAAATAACAGCAGCATCAAAAGATGGCGATACAATTTTAAAAGGATTCATGTCAGGTATAGAAGATGCAAGTACAGAATTAGCTGCACCGTTTTTAGATGAATCTATTTGGACGGAAGCTGCAAGAGATATAACTACTAGAGGTGGTAGAACAAGAGAAGGTAAAGTTTTATACACAGATCAAACTCCTGTTGGAGATGTAGCACAAATTAGATTTAGACATTTAATGGAAGCACTCTTACCTCAATACAAACCTTATATAAGAATAGTACAAGCAGCTACTGGTAAACCAAATAAACTTGGAGAGATTTTAGAATTAGATGATCAGATAGCTGGACTAGCAGGGTTTAGACCTACTAAAGTAGATCCACTTAAAGCTATGGGATTTAAAATATCTCAATACCAAACAGGTATAAGAAATGCTAGAAGAGAATTTACAGGTGGTTACTTTGGATTGTTAAAAGGTGGACCAATTGACCCTAATGATATTATTACAAGATACTATGAATCTAACAAAGCAAGATTTAAAGTGCAAAAAGAAATGTATAAAAATATTGATGCAGCACAAATCTTAGGAACTAATCCAAATGATTTAAGACAAACGTTTCAAGATAGACAACTTACAACAAAAACTTTTAATAATTTAAGAAGAGGAAAGTATGAACCTTATTTTCCATCTGAAGATATAAGAGCTAGATTTAAAGAGATTGCAGACAACTTAGGTTCGTACGATGTGTACAAAGTAGCTGTTCCTTTTTTAAAAGCAATGAGATCACAAATGAAATTTTTAAGTCTTGATGATACTTTTGATATAGATTTAAATGACTTTTCTTTAGATACAGTGGAAACACCTAACTTACCAAATACACCGATGCCTGCAAATATCCAACCAAATGTAAATAATCAGGCGCAAGGAGTGGATCCAAATACTAACTTGACATCAACAGAGATGGCATTACTGTCTCCAGAAGAACAACTAATTAGACAAAGGTTAAGAAGAACATAATGACTAAAAAATCTGCATTACAAAAAATTGAAGACCATGAAAAACTGTGTCGTATTATGCAGAAACAAACTTTTGATCAGATCAAAGAAGTTAAGCAAAGATTAGAACGTATGGAAAAGATGATAATAGGTGGAGCGTTTGGAATTGTAGTTGCTCTTTTATTGAACATGCTTAAATGAAAATTTTAAACGATATTTTACCACAAGAAACTAATTTAAAAATATTAGATTTAGTTACAAAAGAAAATTGGTTTGTATCTAAAGATGATATAAATTTGTCACAATTAGAATCATTAATGTCTTATAACACTGGATTACAAAATGTTACTTATCAAGAAGGTTCTGATTTTGAAAATCAATTTCAAGAATTAAATGAATATGCTCAATTAATATTAGATGAAGTAAGTAAAAAATTAAATATTAAAACAGAGCCTCATAGATTTTTTTGGAATTTATACTTTACTCCAAGTCACTCTGAGAATCACAGAGATTGGCCTGTTGCAGATAAATGTCAAACAATAATTTATAATCTACATACAACGGATGGTGGAACAGAGATAGATGGTAAAACTTTTAAAGACAAAATGGGTCAAGCAAAAATTTTTGAAAGCAATTTATTACACAAAGGTATTTCTTGCAAAGAAGACAAAGTAAGATTAAACTTAAACATTATTTTTAAAATAAAATGAAACTATCTCGTAATTTTAGCTTGCAAGAGCTTATTAAATCAGACACGGCTATACGTAAGGGCATTAATAATGAACCCAATGCTGATCAAATAGATAAATTAAAAGCATTGTGTGAAAATATTTTACAGCCAGTGCGTGATCAATTTGGTAGAGTTAAAGTGACCAGCGGATTCCGTTCTCCTGAGCTGTGCACAGCCATAGGATCAAGTTTAACTAGTCAGCACTCAAAAGCTGAGGCGGTTGATTTCGAATGTATGGGAGTTGACAATGCTGAAGTAGCGGATTGGATAAAACAAAATTTAGAGACAGATCAATTGATACTCGAATACTACACGCCTGGAGAACCTAATTCGGGGTGGATTCACGCAAGTTACATACCTTTTAACCCTAGACATCAATACATGCGGGCTTACCGTGAAGATAAGAAAACTAAATACAAGCCTATTATTGGTAGAGCAGTAGATTTAGTTTAGATCCAATCTCTTAACTCTTCACCCATAACTTCAGATGCAATATTAATTTTATTACGTAAAGCTTTTACAATCTTTTCATCTACAGTATCCTCTGCTATAATATCAACATATGTTACCGTTTTTGTTTGTCCTATTCTGTGCGCTCGGTCTTCTGACTGTAATCTTTTTTCTAAATCGTAACCATTGGAATAATAAATAACAGTATTAGCTTGTGTAAGTGTAATACCATATCCACCTGTCTGTGGTGTACCTATTAAGAATCTACACTTAGGATCATTTTGAAATTTACGAATAAAGTCTTGTCTATCTTCTTGTGGTGTTAAACCATAATAATGAACATAGGAATCTGGACCATAAACTTTAATTATTTTTTGTATAATTTCACCTACACTTAATTGATAGTTAGCCCAGATAATAGCTTTACCATCTGTGTCTTCTAAAATAGACATCAATTCATTAAGTCTATTACTTTCAACTTGTTGTGTGGTTCCATCATCAGCTGTTACATAACCGCAGGTTATTTGATGTAGTCTCATTAGCTGTGTTAATACAGTCATAGTGGTAGTTACTTTACCATTGAGTACAGCAAGAGCTTGTTCTTTCATTTGCTCATAAACTCTTTTTTGATCAGCTGTCAATGTTATATGACGTTTGATAAATACTTTAGGGGGTAAATCTAAACAATCTTCTTTTAATACTCTGTATGAAAATTCTTTTACAATGTCGGATAACTCTCCTAGGTTTTGAAATTTATCTACTACCTGGATAGATCGTCCACGTATATGCATCGTTTTCATTTCAGCATATCTATTTCTAAATGCGTAGTAGGAAGCAAAGTCCAACAACCACGGATCAAGGAACTCACACTGTGTATACAAATCAAGTGGGTTTTTAGTAATAGGAGAACCTGTCATTATTCTTTTATACTTAGCATTTAAACCTATCTTAATAATATTTTTAGTACGTCTAGCAGAAGGTGTTTTAATTGTAGTAGACTCATCAATAGCCATCATAGTTTTATGTGAGTTAATAAATTTAGTTGCAAACTTAACACCTTTGTCTGTACTTAATGCTTCAACATTCATAATTAAAATATGTAATGCAGAGTCTATTTCAAATAATGTATCTAATTTTTCTTGTTGTGTTTTTGTAATATTAGGCTGCCACAATACAGACACATTCTCTATATGATCTGGTAAATGTGTAGGTAGTTCTTGTTCATACCAAGTCTTAACAACACCTTTAGGTGCAATAATTAAAGCACCATCAATCTTGCCTTTGTCATATAACATAGCAACATTGTCTATTAATACTTTTGTTTTGCCTGTACCCATTTCCATAAAATAAGCAAAGTTTTCTTTATTCCAAGACTTTTCTAATGCAGTAATTTGATGTGCATAAGGTTTTGTTTTAAATTTATAATTCATAATTTTTTCTCTTCTTTCTAGTTGACAATCATATAAACATGTTTATATTGTTTGTCAATGTCAGAAAGAAAAGTTTATGTAATACAAGAAATACCAGGAAGCCAAGCAGGTACTCCTAAAATAAATATTATGGGTGCAGCTTCTTATTCTACTTCAGGTAAATTTAATTTTTTATTACCAGAGTTTTCTCAAATGATTTTTTCTCCTGGTCCATTAATTTTTAAATTAAGAAAAGGTTTAAGAAATTATACACCAGAAGATTATTTATTATTAACAGGAGATCCTGCAATCATTGGTGTTGCATGTTCTATTGCGTCTGATATTACAAACGGTAAATACAATGTATTGAAATGGGATAAACAAGAAAGAAAATATTATCCTATTGAAATTAATCTATACGAGAAAGGAGAAATAGATGATTAGAAAACATTATTTAAAAGAAAGATTAAATAAAACAGAAAAATGGATTGAACATTATTTAGAAACAGAAGACCATATACAAATTTCTAGAAATGCTCTTAAACAATCATATAATGAAATTCATTTTTTAATAAGTTGGACAGTAAAAATACTTCACTTACCAACTAAAATTTATGATTTTATTTACACTATAATTTGGTGGAATAGATATCGTAAAGCATGTAAAGAAGTTGAAATTATAAGAAAGGAATTAGAAAGTTATGACAATTAATTTTGAACAAGATCAACAAGATGCAATGAAAAAAACTGAAAACATTCAGTCTCTTGCAGATCAAGTAGAAATGTTAGAGGGCTTGCACAAAAGAATAGAGGCAAGTGAAACTAACATTAAAGATTTAAAAAAAGAATACCAACGTATATCGGGTGAGGTTATTCCCACCATGATGTCCGAGATGGGTTTAGCAGAATTAAAACTACAAGATGGATCACATCTTAAAGTTTCAACGACGTATCGTGCTACTATTACAGAAGCAAATAAAGAGACGGCGTTTAACTGGCTTCGGGACAATGGATTAGGTGATATTATTAAGAACGAGATCTTGGTATCATTTGGTCGTAACGAGGATAACAAGGCAGCAGAATATGCTGATCTTGCGAAGGGTCACGGGTTTCAACCAACACAAAAGATGAAGGTTGAGCCCATGACTCTGAAAGCGCTAGTCCGTGAGCGTATTGAGGCAGGTAAAGAAATGCCAACGGAAATCTTTGGGGTATTCTCAGAGAATAAAACAACTATAAAAAGGAACAAATAAACATGAACCAAGTAGCAGAAAAAAAGAATAGTGCATTAGCAACATTTGATATGGAAGCTGATGCAGCACAAGGCGCTCAAAATATATCGCAAGAAGATCTTGCGTTGCCTTTCTTAAAAATTTTGGGCCAACTATCACCAGAAGTAAACAAGCGTGATGGTAAATATGTCGAGGGTGCAGAACCTGGCAAAATAATAAATACTGTAACTAATGAACTGTATGACACTATACAAGTTGTACCGGCTCATTACAAAAGACAGTACATTGAATGGCAAGACAGAGGTACCAGTACAGGTGCACCTGTAGCAATTCACGATGCAGATAGTGATATTGTAAGTCAGACGACTAGAGGTAAAGATTACAAAGACAGATTACCAAATGGTAATTATCTTGATAACACTGCTAGTCATTTTGTATTGACTCTTGGAGATAACCCACAGACAGCTTTGATTTCTATGAAATCTACTCAACTTAAAGTTAGTAGAAAATGGAACTCAATGATGATGGGTATCAAGATGCAAGGTAAAAACGGTTTATTCACACCGCCTACTTATAGCCACATTTATAATCTATCTACCGTTCAGATGTCTAATGACAAAGGAACATGGTTTGGTTGGGATGTATCTAAAGTTGGTCCTGTAACAGACAAAGTTGTATACGATATGGCTAAGTCATTTGCAGAATCAGTTGGCAAAGGTGAGGTGCAAGCTAAACACGGTACAGAAGAGAAAACTAACTCTCCTTACTAATCAAATCCTAGGTAGTGGGCGTCGAAGCGAGAGTGGGAACGCCCGCGAAAATTAATTGTATATTTATTATGGTAGAAAAATTTAGAAAGATATTTAAAGGTTTGGAAGAAAGATTTGGGTACCATGTACTTGATCAAAGTAATGGTAACGGTAAAAAATCTGGTACTTCATTTACATCTTCTTATGCACATACAGAAGAAATGTGGAAAGCACATCTAGAAGGCATTAAGTTTAGTGTTAAAACAAAAACAAAAATTATAGAAGCAGATAGTTTAGGTCTTTGTCCTATTACAAGTGACAGTAAATGTACTTGGGGTGCAATAGATTTAGATGAATATAAACCTGACGTAAAAGAATTATATAAAAAAATAAAAAGTTTGAATGTACCTGTAATACCATTTAAATCTAAAAGCGGTGGTATACACGTTTACATATTCTTAACAGAAGAAGTCCCTGCATTATTATTAAGAGAAAAATTACATTCAATAAAAAATATATTTGGAGATTGTAAACCAGATAAAATATTTCCTGTGCAAAAATATTTAAACCTTGAAAAAGGTTCAGCAGGTAGTTGGATCAATCTTCCATATCATAACTACAAAAATACTGTGAGGTGTATGATAAAGGAGGATGGCTCTGGGGCCACCCTGGAAGAGTTCTTTGAACACTATGAAAGAAATACAGTCACTCCCAAACAACTCAAAACATTAAAATCAAACATAGACGAAGGAGACTCTGGAGAATGGTTCCAGGATGGTCCTCCTTGTATGCAAGCACTTGCAAAATTTGGTGTACCTAAAAGTCAAAGGAACGAAGTTTTATTAGATATGACTAGGTATGTAAAACAAAGATACCCTGAAGATTGGAAAGATAAAACTTTAGAATATAACAAACAATTTTTTGAACCTAAAGGAAAAGGTATGGGTTTCAGTGAAGTAAGTGGAGTCATAGGATCTAGAGAGAAAAAAGATTATGTATATAGATGTGACCAAGATTGGTTAAAAAGTTATTGTAATAAAGAAGAATGTATTAAAAGAAAGTTTGGTATAAGCGGTTCACTAAACAGTGAGTTGGTATTAGGTCCTTTATCTTACGTAACATCTAATCCTAAAATTTGGTATCTAGGTTTTAATGGTGAAGAGGTAGGTCTATCATCAAAAGAATTAGTTAAACAAGATTTAGCAAGAGAAGCTGCAACAGAACAAACAAGTAAGACACCCCCTAAAATTAAAAATTGGGATATGCAACTACGAGCACTTCAAGAAAAAGCTACAGAGATAGATGCACCAGAAGAAAGTTTACCAACGTTTAGATTAAAAACAAGTTTAGAAAGTTTTTGTTTTAATACTAGAGTGACTAAAGACAAAAAGAAAATATTATTAGGTAGACCTTTTGAAGATGAGTCTTCTATTAAATTTACTTTTGGTGACTTCTTTAAATATATAAAAGCTGATGAATGGAATATTACTTCAGACGTTACCCACCAAATGTTAAAAAAAATTCCTGGTATTACAAGAGATAAGTTTCACATTAAAGAAGGTGTTAAACGATGGGTATATGTTTTACATAAAGAACAGTTTGACAATGAGCCTGCAACAGAACAAGAAGTTCCAGAGTATGTTAACCAAGAAAAAGAAAGTCCGTTTTAATGTTAGACAAATTTTACAGGAGAAGATATAAAATTTTAGGTGGTCCAGGTTGTGGTAAAACAACCAAGATATTAGAAATTCTAGCAGATTATATTAAAGGAGGTGTTAACTTAGATCAAGTTTTATTAATTGGTTTTGCTAAAGCAACAGCAGAGGAATTACGAGCTAGGGTTATTAAAAAAGGTTTATTGACAGAAAAGCAAGCTGAATCAATTAAAACAATACATAAATTTTGTTTAGATCATATAGGTAAACACGATATCTTGAACTCCAGTGTAAAAAAAGATTTTAAAAAAAGAATGGCTTCTGATCCTGACACTTGGGTTATGTTGGATGATGAAAAATACGACAGGGATGATGACGTGCCTGCAGCATGGACTGAAAAAGAAGATAAAAAATTAGCTATTTATTATGACATAATAAACAAAGCACATCATAAAATAGGTTTTGATAAAAGACATAAATACAAAGATGATTTAGATAAAATTATAAGTTACTTTAGAGAAAGTGAAAACGATAAATTTAAATATGTACACACAGCGCAATTAACTTATTTTTATACTAACCTTAAAAAATTTAAAAGTCAGACAGGAGTTATTGATTTTGATGATATGTTATTAAAAGCTTTATACCCCACAGTAGAATTTCCATCTTATAAATTAGTGCTGGTTGATGAAGTACAAGATCTTTCAAAATTAGAATGGCAGGTCATATCTAAAATAGCACAAAAAACTGAAGAATTATTTTTAGTTGGTGATGATGATCAAGCTATATATGGGTGGAAAGGATCAGACGTTCGTTTATTTCAAAAATGGCCTTGTAAAAAAGAAAATGTTACGCGTTTAGAAACATCTTATAGGCTTCCAGGAAAAATATATGACTTTGCTATAGGTATAAGGGATGAAATAAATAATAGATTAGGTAATGAATTTACTTGTCATAAAAGAATACACCCAGAAAATAAAGACGAAGGACATATCTCCTATATAAATGGTTTAGATGAAATAGAACATTTAAATAAAGATTCTCAAATAATTCTTTGTGCAAGAACGAATGCTCTTCTTAGACCTTACGCTGAATTTTTAAAAGAAAATAATTTAATATGGCTAGAAAAATCACAAAGCATGGATGACAGGGGTAAATTTAAAAGTTCTTTTCCCGACGGTTGTAAAGAAGTCATAGAGTTTTGGCATACTCTACAAGAAGGACATCCAATTAAAGGTACAAGTTACATAAAAATGGTTAAACAAATGAATGTAGAATTTATTTCTGAAAGAAAGAAAACTGCTTTATCTAAAAAAGATACAGCGCCAATAGAATTATATGAAGCAGACAAGATGTTTTCATATGAAGAATTAAAAAACAAATTTTATCTCAATGCTTCTTTAGAAAAAATGTGGCATGAAATTTTTTATTTTGATACTACACGAATTCAATCAGCTAAAAAACCTAAAGCTATATTTAGAGATAGAGAAGACTTTAACTATTACCTAAAAGGTTGTTGGGAAAAAAATAAAAATTTAACGACTGAAATTACATTATCAACTATTCATGGGGTAAAAGGAAGAGAAGCTGACAAAGTAGTTTTATGTGTTGAATGGGGTTATTCCTTAAATGCATATAATAAAGGAAATCAACAAGACGAAGACGAGGAAATTAGGGTTTGTTATGTAGGTGTTACTAGAGCTAAAAAAGAATTATATTTATTTCAACCACCTGGATATAACAAATATCCTTTTCCATTATTACAAACTTACTTAGGAGAAAAATATGACGGATAAAAATATGTTAGAGGAAGCTTTTCCTCAAGACAAACAAATTGGAGGATCTCACTACAAAGACTTCCACATTCAACCTTATGAATTTATTTCAAAGAATAATTTATCGTTCTTTCAAGGAAACGTTGTGAAATATGTTTGTAGATATTTACATAAAAATAAGATAGAAGATCTTGAGAAGATCAAACACTATTGTGATCTAGAAATTAAAAAGATGAAAGATACAAAATGATACAAAAACCTTTATTCACTGCACAGACAGAATGGTTTCCACCAGATGATTTTCCAGATTTATCTAAGTATGATGAGATAGCTATCGACTTAGAAACTAAGGACCCAGATTTAAAAACAAAAGGTTCTTCATCAATGAGAGGACAAGGAGATGTAGTTGGTATTGCAGTAGCTGTTAGAGATTGGTCAGGCTATTATCCTATCGCACATGAATCAGGTCCCAACATGGAAAGAAAAAAAGTTCTTGGTTGGTTTCAAGATGTACTTAAAACAAAAGCAGATAAAGTATTTCACAATGCTATCTATGATATGTGTTGGATTCACAGACTAGGGCTCACGGTTCACGGAACAGTTGTTGATACAATGGTTATGACTTCTTTAGTTAATGAAAACAGATTTAGATATGACTTAAACTCTGTAGCACAACACTATACAGGTATGGGTAAAAATGAATCTGCATTACAAGAAGCAGCAAAAGATTGGGGTGTTGATCCTAAAGCAGAGATGTACAGACTTCCTGCTATGTATGTAGGTGAGTATGCTGAAAGAGATGCAGAAGTAACTTTAGCTTTGTGGCAAGAACTTAAAAAAGAAATTGAACATCAAGACTTACAATCGATTGTTGAATTAGAACAAAAAGTTTTTCCTTGTATACTAGATATGAAAGTAAAAGGTGTAAGGGTTAGTGAATCACAGGTTGATCAACTAGATCACCAATTAAAATTGTCTTATGATAAATATATAAAAAGAATACATGACGACACAGGTATGTATCCTGAAGTTTGGGCTGCAAAAAGTATTGAACTTGTATGTAACAAACTAGGTATTGATGACTTTGATAGAACAGAGAAGACACAGAAACCTTCTTTTACAAAAAACTATTTAAAGAATCACAAACATCCAGTGCTTCGAGCTATCGCAAGTGCAAGAGAACTTGATAAACTAAAGAATACTTTCTTAGAGTCTATTAAGAATTATGTTTATAATGGTAGAATACATGCAGATATACATCAGTTAAAAGGAGACTTTGGAGGAACCATAACCGGCAGGTTATCTTACTCAAATCCTAACCTACAACAATTACCTAACTATAGTAATATTGGTAAGGGTATTAGGTCTATATTTATGCCTGAAGAAGGCCGTAGATGGGGTTGTTTTGACTATTCTCAGCAAGAGCCTAGGCTGGTAGTGCATTATGCTTTAGCAACGCTAGGAACCACTGGGGTTCAATCTATTGCAGATAAGTATGATGAAGCAGGGGAAAACCCATATGATTCAGATATTCAAAAAGCAGCAGACTTTCATAGTATGGTAGCTGAAATAGCAGACATAGATAGAGGACAAGCTAAAACAATTAATCTTGGTTTGTTTTATGGTATGGGTAAAGCTAAACTACAAGCACAACTAGGTGTAACTGAGCAAGTAGCCAAAGATCTTTTAGAAACGTACCATAGTAAAGTACCATTTGTAAAACAATTGATCCATCACACAATGGACCGTGCTCAACAAAGAGGTTGGATTAGAACTATACTAGGTAGAAAATGTAGATTTAACATGTGGGAACCAGCATCGTTCGGGATGCACAAACCACAAACATTTGATGATGCGTGCATGGAACACGGATCACGGAACATTAAAAGAGCATTTACATATAAAGCATTAAATAAATTAATTCAGGGTAGTGCGGCAGATATGACTAAGCAATCTATGATAAATCTAAGAGAAGCTGGTATTACTCCAATGATTCAATTACATGATGAGTTAAATGTATCATATGAAAATGAAGAAGAAGCTGATAAGATAAAAGAAATAATGGAACAAGCTGTTCCATTAAAGGTACCCAACAAAGTTGATTTTGAAGATGGTGAATGTTGGGGTGATATTGTAAACAACAGAGAGGAAGAGGAAGACAAGGACTTCTTTTAATATGAATGGCTTACTTAAATGCAAACATACCAGCAACTTATGCACAAATAAAAAGAGAATATTTATATGATCTTAAAAAACATCATGGAGAAGTTGAAGACTGCATTGTGTTTGGTCTTAGCGCTCTTACAGGTCGTGCTATATTATTTCATGCTATTATGGAAAACGGTGCAGTATTTTATCGCTTACCAATTAGCGCGTTTATTCAAAAGGGATTTGAACCATCCAGAGTGCCCGCAAGACGACTTGATGAACTACAGCTCTGGAATAGTTTTTCTTATTATCCTTCTGTCCATCGTTGGGATATACTAGACGGACAAGCAGGAAAGTATATTGGTAAAGATAAGAAGTGGCATCCAGGTAAGTATTTATTTACCGTTGACTTTGCACATCCAGATAGTAATATACTTGACACTGATCATTCAGAGATTCCGCACGAACATAAGTGCGCACACATAATTGCCCTCGATGATGGTAATTTTGCAGCACAACCTAACAATAGATGTATATGGGACTTACCTTCTTTCACTGTGAAAGATGATATTCCTGATTGGAAAGTGCAAACTTCTGAATGGAATGTTGAAGATAGTAGAGCCTGGCGGACAGAAGATACCGACAAGTTCTTCTATGAAATCGAGGAGAAAAAAAATGATTGATAAATTAAAAAGTAAAGCTATGCATTACTGGTCATACCACAAGATCGAATGTCTTGTAGTTGCTGTTCTTGTTATAGCTTACATTGTTAAGTAATGAATATAGCAGAATTATTTAAAAAGAATTTTGTATTAGTGCCCGTAATAGCTTCTGTACTTTTCGGAACATTTACGGGCGTTAAGTATATTGTTAATTTAACAGACACAATCAATGCTAATCAATTAGCAATCATAAAAATACAAGAAGTCGAGATAAAAGATCTTAGAAGAGATCTAGCTTACGAACAAGAAAAGATGGCAGATGTAAAAACTAGACTTGCATCAGCAGAAGCTACCTGGACCATGGCAGAGAACCTTTACAATGTGCTCGCTAATACGGTACGGGAACAAGGCTATGATATTAAAGACGTAGCTAGAGATTTATTAAATGATTATTAGGTAATGTATGGAGACTCTCAGGATGGATTACAGATTTACTGCACTATTAATTATAATGTTTACACTCTTAACTTTGTTTGCAAAACCTGCTTATCCTAAAAACGAATATCTTCAAAACGATGGAGGACAATGTGTCTACGGAAGCATGGAAGCAGCTATTACTAAAGTTGAAACCGAACATGATTATCGTATTCCAAGTACTAGTGATTATGATAATGATAGACACGAACTAAGGTTATCATTTAGAAAAAATTTAGGTCTATCTAAAAAAAATTGTGACTCACAAAATAGAATAAGAACAGAAAATCTTATATTAAAACAACAATTAGAATTATTAAAACATTGTAATAAAGTTAATGCTAATCCTAGCTATCTATATAATGAAAACTTTAGATCACTGGCCTTAAGATGTAAGGGTGTAGTATCAATTAATGAAGAAATTATTAATAAAAAAGATGAAGGAAACCATTGGGAAAATTTAAAAAAAGAGTATATGGAGAAAAATCCAGGTGATTATATGGGGGAAGACGCTACAAAGAAGCTAAAAATACCTAAATACTTGACAGATGAACTACCGGTTCCTACAAATGAGTAGAAAAACTAATACAGCATTAATAGCATTGTTGGGTACAATCCTAATGGGTCTCGCTACATGGACATTGGTCACACTCATAGAACTTCAGTTAATAGTAACTATGATCCAGTCGGACCTAATGTCTATTGACAAGCAATTCGGTCGCGTTTATAATTTCATCGATTCTGTTAGAGGTAAATAATGAAAAAATGTACTAAATGTAAAAAAGAATTCGAAGCTAAAGACGAATTAGATATGTTTTGCAGCCAGGACTGTAAAGAAGAAGCACTCGCAGACCTTGACAATGACAGCGATGAGTGTTTAAGTTGCCAATAATGAAAGTATCAGCAGAAGTAGTTAATGGTAAATGTCCAACATGTAGTGAACTCACTATGTTAGTTGGTTTAACCCCTGAATTATTTAGATGTATGAACTGCGGTTCAGATCTACAGCAACATGTTAATGGTAAGATAACTTATCTACCTGTCATGACATCACCAACAGATGGTGCTACGCCTTTCGTAAAAGAATGGAAAGATGGCTAAACAAAGTTTTAAGTTCTTTACACCCCGAAATAAACCCAAGAAACGTGGACCACGTCAACATAAAAAATCATTAAATAAGTCAGAAAAAAGACAGAAAAAACAGAAAAGATACAAAGGACAGGGTTGACAAACATCCTGTACTATCCTATATATAGGGTATGAAAGAAAAAACTATAACAATAAAAGTAGATGGTACCAATCCTGGTCAATGGTCTAACCTTTTACTTGAATTAAACATTATGAAAAAAGCTTGGAGATCTTTTGGTGTAGACATAGATTTAAAAGCACCAGGTATAAAAAATATAATTGAGTGGGGGACTAGAAATAATGATTACATTAGACCAACTAGACAAAATAAAAAGTAATGGAACTAATAATTCTAAATGATGGATTGTATCAATTAGTTCCTGTAACAAAACAAATGATGGAAAATATAACTTTATTAGGGGATGTAGATTGTATGGATATATGTGAGATACTAAGACTAAAACTAAGTGGATACGCTGATACTTTAAACTTGCATGTCATGGATAATGGCAGTGGAAATTTTTATGGATGTATTTGTAAATGATTGAAGCTTGGATTATATTAGAAGTCGTGGCTATAACAGTTTATTTGTTAAGCCAATAAAATTTAAAAGCTCAAGGGCGTCCAAATCTGCCAATGGCATTTCCCTGTACGTTAGCGATGACCGAAAGGTAGCAACCTGGAGTTTGGCCGGTTGTGAGTACGTCGACGGAAAGCAGCTGGTTTTATATGACCCTATCTGACTTACACGAAAATTTAGTATAAACTTCCATACTGTTAACCCATTCCGGATCAAATTCTGTTAATAATCTGTGTGAATAACTATAACCATAAACTATGCAGCTATGGTAATCATTAAATAATTTTTCATTGGTGGGTATAACTTTACATTTATTTTGTGCCATTCCGGAACACAAAACCATAAATAAAATAAATTTTGTCATTGACAATCCTATATTATGCACTATATAGTCTACTTTAACATGAAAGGAAGTAAACATGACAGACATGACTAAGTACAAAAACGTTTCTTTAAGTAAAGAAACATACGCTACTTTAGATAAGTTATCAAAGATAATATTGCCCGATGCAAAATTATCAGTAGCAAAAACAATAGAAGCAATAGCAAACGAGAAAGCGAAGAAATTAAATGGCAAATTCAAAAAAAGTTAAGAAGGTTTACATTTGTCCTACCTGTAGAGGTAATGGCTATGTAAAAGTCGCATGCATTTATGAAAAAGAAGATATGGTTCATCAATGCTGGGATTGTGGATCTCAAGGAGAGCTATATGATTATGGAAATGAAGATTTTCCTGACTTTGAGGGAGAAGGGATGTCAATACACTAATGATACCTGATACTGACAAAGCCTATATTGCAGGACTGTTTGACGGAGAAGGGTCCATACATATAAGACGTGGCATTGAAAAGAAAAAGAAACACAAGGGTAAACCTGGATACAGATACTCTAATAGTTTACGTTTATCTATGGAGATTACGATGACTGATCGTAGTGTGTTGATGTGGGTACATGAAACGTTAGGTGTTGGAACATTAGCACCTAAGAAAGTAAAAGGCAAACGAGTTGACGGTACGCCTTATCTTAAACAATATAGATGGCGATGTACTTTTCGGGACGCATACTATGTATGCGCCTTAATTTGGCCTTGGGCTCATACTAAACTGCCTAAGATACAAAGAGTAATAGAGCACTATACTAACGTTGCACTTAAGGATAATGTGATCTCAATGGAAGAATATAAAATGGTGAGGAAAGATGTTCGATAAATATATTTATATGTTTTTAGATAAAACTATGGAGTGGTCTGGAAAGATCAACTCCTGGGCTTGGGTCAAACATTTAAAGTATGTAGAAAAACGTAGAATGGAAAGATTGTATGGCAAAAGAAAAAGGTAAATAAATACAACTATGAAGAAGAAAAGAGAATGTATGAAGAAGAATGAAGAAGAACAAATAAAATTATCTATATTTAATTGGGGACCTTGTGTTACACATTTTAAATGTGATGATGCATTTATAGATTTACTTATAAAAGAAGGTAAAAAAGGTAAACAAGACTACAGAGATAAACTTGCAGGACAAATTAAAGAAGAGATAGGTTATTCTGAAGAGTCAAAAAAGTTAATATTACCAAGACTTTCCCAGTTTATAGGGGTCTATGATCAAGCTTTTGAAAGGTATCAAAGCAAACCTTATGAAACAAAACCTGAGTATGTGTTATCAGCACTCTGGATAAATTATCAAAAACAACACGAGTATAATCCACCACACGATCATGATGGTAGATTGTCGTTTGTTATCTATCTTGATATGCCAAAAAAATTAGAAGAAGAACAAAAAAATTATGTAGGTAAATCTTGTGGACCTGGAGGAATACAATTTTTATATGGAGAAGGACCAAGAGATGCAGTAACTACATTATCTTTTTCTCCTAAAAAAGGAGATATGTTTATTTTTCCTTCTTGGTTGAAACATTACGTTGCGCCTTACAAATCTGATTGTACACGAATCAGTGTGAGTGGTAACTTTCATGACCAAGTCCCTATAAATAATGTTATAAATTTCGCACCTAAATATTTAAAAAATGCAAAAAAATGAAGAAGAGTGATCGATATAGATATATGTCCGGACAGATGTACGAGCATCACGGAACACGGCTCTATGACTTTGGCGGAGAAAGATTGCCGTCTGTTACAACCATTTTAGGATTGACAAAAGATCAAAGTTTTATAAAGCAGTGGCAAAAAAAGGTAGGCCATGAAAAAGCAGAACAGATCAAGAATCATAGTAGTAAACGTGGGACTTCCATGCATAAATTCCTGGAATGTCACGTCACAGGAGTTGGATACGATGATCTATCGCCCATTGGGACGGAAGCTAAACCGATGGCTGAAAAGATTATTGAAGTGGGTTTATTACCCGTTGAAGAGTATTATGGTTCGGAAGTTACGTTACACTATCCGGGGCTGTACGCAGGCTCAACAGATCTTGTATGCTCACACAATGGCATGGAAACTATTGTTGACTTCAAGCAGGCCAATCGTCCGAAGAAGAAAGAATGGATCGAAGATTATTATTTGCAAATTGCAGCATACGCCATGGCACACGACTATGTCTACAAATCTGAAATTAGGCAGGGAGTTATCATGGTATGCACGCCTGACCTATATTATCAAGAATTTAAAATAGAAGGACCTGAATTAAGGCGCTATAAACATGAGTTTCTCAAAAGATTGGACATGTATCATGACCTAAAATTTGATGAAAAAGAAAGAACCAAACCAATGAAAGCGGAAGATTTTAATGTTCAGGAAGATAAGACCAAATAATTTAGATAAGATTAATAAATTACAATCTATGAAAAAACATCCTATTGGAGCAATGGGAGAAAGAGATTCACGTATAAATAAATTAATTAACAAACTATATAATAGGAAGGAGCAAACATGGGTGCAGTAAAACAAATGCAGATAGAAGAGATGGAAAAAGAAGACGAAAGAGCAAGAGAACATAAGATACAAATGGTAAAAGATGGTGAAGCTGATGAAGATATATTCGATTTAACAAACAATATATGTCAAGAGGGCTGTGGAAACTATCTTACGGTTGTAGAAGATGGTTGGGGTATTTGTCTTGATTGTAGAATCGAGAAAGATGACTGATCAAACGAGTAAAAAATATTATCAAGAAAATAGAATAGAAATAACAATTAAAAGAAAAAAATTTTATCAAGATAATGTTGAAAGAATAAAAACTAATCAAAAAAAATACTACTTAAAAAATAGAAAAGAAATTTTAGAAAAACGAAAAGAATATCAGACAATTTATAGAAAAAACAATAAAGAAAAAACTCGTATTAGTAATGAAAAATATATTCGTACTGAACAAGGATTCTTTAGGTCTATGTGGGGATCGTGTAAAAAAAGTAAACACGGGTGTGATTTTAAAGATTTTAATGAGTTTTTTAATTGTTGGTTAGAACAAAAAGCTGTATCTGGAATGATTTGCCCTGCAACAGGGGTTGAAATGACTATGGAACCTGGAAAAGGATTAAAAAGACATTTTACTAATGTTTCAAAAGACCGTATTTTATCTACAAGAAGTTATTCTAAAGAAAATTTAATATTTACTACATATGGATTTAATTCTAGTAAATGTAATCTATCACCTAAAGGTGCTAAAGCTTTTTTAAGAATTGTAAAAGAAAGGTACGGTACCGATGAAATTGAATAAAGAAAGAACCAAACCAATGAAAGCGGAGGATTTTAATAAATGAAAACAGTTTTAAGCACAAAAGGAATTTGTTTAATCCATAATCATAATTATAAAGATAACCCTGAAAAGTATACAATTCTTTTTCAAAGAAGAAAATACAAAGGAAAAATTTATGAATACAGAGGTATTATATGTTCAGAATGTAAAATAAATAGAAGAAAAGAATATTACATTAAAAACAAAGAACATGAATTAAAACGAAATAAAAACTGGCGTGATAAAAATCCTGAAAAATTAACACTTGCAGCTAGAATAAGCAGTCTTAAACATCATTTAAAAATAACAGATGCTGAAGCTCATGATATTATAAGAAAAAAAAGAAATATACTTACTAGTAATTGGAAAAAAAATAACCCAGAAAAAAAAAAAAAAAGCAAAAAATATA